CGTTACTTTATTAGTACCATTGTCACTATCTTCAAAAAACTCTATAAATCCAGCAGATGTTGCACCATTTTTTACAGAGATACCAGCACTGTGTATATCTTTCTGGGAAAAAGTAGCTACTCCACTAGAGGCTATTGTAATAGAATCAGCATCACTTGCAACACCTATTGTACCACCGTCTTTAATTACTAAGTCATCTGCTATAGTAAGCAATCCTGCTGAACTAAGTGTCATTTTAGCAGTAGCACTAGCATCTGCCGCTTCAGAAGAACCTGTAGTAAATACAAGTTTAGTTGCATTAACACTAGATGTAAACTCTGCTTCAGCTATTGCATGTATACCTGCCGAAACTAAAGCCGCGTCACTGCCACTTTCATCTCCTGCCGCAAACTCTATAGAAGCAATTGTTTCATTTGCAGTTATTTCATTTTCTTCTGATTTTAACTGTAGTATAATAGGAGTGTTATCACCTGTACCTGTGTGAGTTAAGGTTAAACCCTCATTGTGTACGTGAGTTAATGTTACTTCACTGTTTGCTCCAAAGTGTATTACAGATGCATCACTGTCTAACTTTAAATCGTTTGATACTAAAACAGCCGTACTAGCATTAAGGTCAATGGTTGCTTCACCTGCAACTGTTAATACACCATCAGATGATTGATGTATAAATGTAGCCGCATCCCCAAATGTTAATTTATTTGTACTATTTAAAGTAAGACCTGTACCATCTGTGTGAGTTAAAGTGGTATCGTTGTCAGCACCAAATCCTAATACAGAACTATCGGAATCTAATTTTAAATCATTGCTAACTGTAACAGCAGTAGATGCATTTAAATCTATTGTAGCTTCACCATCTATTCTTAGTACACCATCACTTGATTGTTGTACAAAAGATGCCGCATCACCAAAGGTTAGTTTGTTTGTGCTATTTAAAGTTAAACCTGTGCCGTCTGTATGTGTTAGTGTAGTATCATTATCTGCACCAAAACCTAGCACAGCAGAATCACTGTCTAGTTTTAAATCATTACTAATATTTACAGATGTAGATGCATTGATGTCTACGATAGGAGATGTTAATTCTAGTTCTGTATCAGCATCAATATCTAATTGACCGTCTGTAGAGGAATTAATAAACAATGCAGTATCACGGAACTGTATTTTTTCTGTACTTGCAATTAATAAGTCATCACTAAACTCAAAGTAATCCTCATCTTCTTTCCATGTTAAAACACCATCACTTGTGTTAGCATTAAAAGTAAGTACAATGTCTGTGTCACCTGCTTCGCCAAAAGTAATAGCATCAGAAACTAAAGTAATAGCTGTTGATGCTTGTATGTCAACAGTAGGTGCAACTATTTCTAACTCTGTATCAGCATCAATATCTAACTTACCATCTGATGAAGAGTGTATTTTTAAATTTGCATCTCTAAACTCTATAATGTTATTGGTATTAGCAATACGTATGTTTGCACCTTCAAACAATAAAGTATCTGTTGATGCTTCATCATATTCTATACTAGCATCTTGGTCTGCACCAAACTTTATTTTTTTATCATCAGATATAAATAAATCATTTATTTGTACAGACGTAGAACCAATGTCTAAAGAAGCAGTAAATGTTAAAGCAGTTGAACCAAATGTAACCTTTTGAGAACTAGGTCCTATCTCTAAAATTCTAGCACCTTCTCCTGTAGAACCATCGTGATTGTGTCCTGTTGACGCATCAAATGCGGCTAATATAGAATTATATTCATTGTTAAAATCCGTAGCATTAATAACGCTACCAGTTTGAATATTCCCCGATGCTTGTCTAGTATATCCTGCCATCGTTATTACCTTCTTCCATTAATCGCGTATTCAAGTGTTGCTGCGTCTAGTGTAAATGCTGGGCTTGTATTATCAGAATCTATTCGTAATGCAGCTGTAAATCCTGAACCTATTAATTGTGTTTCAAACTGTGATTCTAGTGAACCATCACTATAAGATGCTTCATCTTCTCCAGCTACTTTAGTAAATATAATTTGTGTATTATCTGCTATTGTTTCGGCTAAAGCAGGAGTAAAATTTAAAGTAGTTGTAGCAGTACCAGCACTGCCTGATACAGTAGGCACAGCAGTTAATGTGTGTATTTGAGCAACTCCATCAAATTTAAATGTATCGTTTGTAGTAATACCTGTATCACTAGTTGCGGATAATGTATCTACTGCTACACTAGTTGCTCCTATAGATAAACCACTTCCATTGTTTACTAAACCTGCATGAGCAAAATTAGATGAACCATAAATAAAAACACTACCAGCAGAATTAGATAAATTTATAGGTTCTGGTTGTATTAAGCCTGTATCTTGTCTATCAAAATCTAACTTTAAAGAAAAATCTACATCAACACTTCCTGCTGGGTCGGTGTATAAAAATAGTTTATAAAAAGTTTTTCTTAGTCTTGGGTCACTAATAGGAAGAAACGGTGAATTAAAAGTTGCTTCAATATTTCCACCATCAAAACTATTAGTTTTTTCTAACTCATAAACATATCCGTCATCATTTGCAAAGTAGGCATGTTCATCTTCATTGTCATAAGAACTATGGGATACAAAAGCATTCATTCCTTTTAATTCTGACCAAGCTATATCTAAGCCACCTTGAGTAGAATACTGCGTACCTAATAAACCTTGTGATGCATCATCTGAAAATCCAGAATTAAATCCATATATTCTATACTGAGATTTTTGTCTGATTGTTACTGTAGCGTAAGTAATAGAGTTATTAATAAAGTTTGTTGTTTCTTTCTGTATTTTTTTAGATACAACACCTAAACCAAAATCACCTAATCTATCAGTAGCACTTAACAATCTAAGCCCATCAGGTGCTAAGAATATAATATCGCCACCTAATTCTTGAGCAGTGTCTGTATCAATAGCCCCCACATCTTCTGTTATCGGGTCTAATCTAAAATCTGATATAGTATTACCAGTTAATCTTTTAATACTAGTTTCTGTAAATATAATTAGTTGGTCACGAAATACTATTAAATCTGTAATAGTACCGCCTACATTAATACTACCACCACCTGCGGCTACACTATATGCATCTGTTTGTGTTGTAGATGTAGAACTATCTCCATCTAAATATGGAGCAGAAAATAATAATAAATCAGATTTAGCAAAGAATATATGGTTCTTGAAAATTTTTGTGTGTGTACAACCTCCAAAGTCACTACTTAAATTTGATAATATTCTAAGTGATGTATTATTAAATATAAACGGTTTACTTGCTCCATCAACAAATACAAACTTTTCCGTACCATCAAAATTGTATTTTGCAAATCTTACTTTAGTAGCATCTGAACTAAGAACAGAACTTTTTTCAGTAAAAGTTAAGTCTACATTATCAGTTAAACTTTGTGTGCTAGATAACACTAAATTATTTTGGTCAGATAAACTTGATACAGTTACTGTTCCTGATATACCCGTTCCCGTAACTACCATACCAGCTATAATAGTATTGTTATTATTGTCAACTACTAAAGAAGTAGTACTACTAGTTGAGCCATTAACTTTTGCTGTTGCTACAGAAGGTGGAAAAGCTGTACTTTCAGTTAGTTGTGTCCAGCCATTTCCTGTTGACCTAAATAAATCATTGCCTCTAACCGCATAAACTTGACTATCAAATCTAAATACACCACGAATTAAACCAGAATTACTTAATGTATTACTGTCAAATTTATCAAAACCTAGTATACGTCTGTAACCACCCTCAACAGAAGGTTCAAAGTTTTGTAGTACTGTAGCAGAACCCGGTAAATTAGCACCTTGTTGCAAAGGACTAAGGTTACTTACTAAGCCACCTTTAAATTCTACAGGATATGTTTGCCAAGCATCAGCCATTTATAAACTCTTAATATAGTTATACTTAATTTATTTTGTTTGTCAAGTATTAGTTGAAAGAAGAACTTGTTGTTAGACTATTTGTTTTTACAATTAAACCAGAACGTACATAATCATATCTGTTAATAAGAAGACTACGCATATGTTTAATACCATCATCAAATTTTTCTTTTGCTACAAGTGCGTCTTGAGTATTACCTCTAAATAAATAAGCATAATGCATTGCACCGTCTGTAATTATATGAGCAAATCTTTCTGGAATAACTGGTACATCATCGTGATTTTCTAAATCAACAGGAATACGATAATACTCATATACTATTGTATATGCTTTATCTGGTGGTGGTATTAAACCATACTCTTGTGAAGGTGTTCTAAAAACAAAATCAGGAACACCAGATAAACCATTGTCTTCATCATATTCAAAATGTATATACTTTTCTAAATATTCTTCATAAGAAAGTATTTTTAATTTACGAGTACTATTTCCTAAAGTAGAACTTTCTTTTATTCTAAATGTATTTACATCTATTACTTTAGCATCATCAGGATTACCATATCTAAGAATATTTGCAGTTAGTATATCTTCTTGAGTTACATGATTAAAAGGCCAATTATATTCACTTTGATTTATGTAACGCACAGAAGAATTTACCGCATCTTTAGCTTGTGAGTAAAATCCTGTTGCTGTAGAAAAATTAGAAGATGTTAATTCTACTTCATTCAATCTTCTATTTATTTGATTTACAAGAGATAAATAATTATATGCCATTATTTTTGCCTTATTCTAAGTTTGATAGAACGCTCTGCTGTAATACCATTACTATCCGTAACAGTACAAAACAAAGTATAATCTGTGTTGTTAGTTCCAGCAGATAAGTTTATAGTAGCTGTCTGTAAATCTGTACTAATTGTTTGAGCAGTACTAGTTAAACCATTTACAGTACCTGTTGCAGATAAAGTTGTTTTAGCATTACTAGCATTATTAACAGCCCAAACAGCACTGCCACTAATTGTAGCACTACCTAAAAACCTAGACCAATCTACACTATAATCTAATGTTTCATCTGGGTCTTTATTTGGAAATCTTAATGACATGTTAAACTCCTACGCAACTTTAACTGTTCTATCAGCACTTGTTGTTTGCCTATCTATACGAATGGTTCTATTTTCTTGTGGTATATATACTACTCTATTTAATGTAGAAGGATTACCTGAATTAAATATTGTTCTTGGCACAGTAGAAACTAAAGTTTTTCTATCTGAACTAGTTGTTCTTTTTTCTATAAACACTGTTCTATTTTCTTGTGGCACGTAAACTACCCTATTAAAATTAGATGAATTAGGTGATTCAAATATTGTTCTATTTTGTTGTGGTATATATACCGTTCGATTTACACTAGAAACATTTGGTGATGTTACTATAGTTCTTGGGATTTCAGCGACTAAAGCAGTTCTGTCACTAGATGTAGTTTTTCTTTCTATATAAACAGTGCGTTTTCGGTTATAGTTATCTCTGGTATCAAAGTAGTTAAAAGATGAAACAGAAATATTTAATACGCTAGATGTTCCTGTAGAAGATGCTATAGCGTTTCTTAATCTATCTCCTGTACCAACCGAAGAAGCAGAGCCTGTTGATGTACCTTGTCCTACTTGTACTAAACTTGAACTACCTGATGTAGATGATGAACCAGTTGATTCACCCGTAACATTATTTAATTTACTTACCGTACCACTTGTAGATGATGTACCTGCTGATGATGCAACCCCTAACTGTTTGCTTGTAGCAGAGCCACTTGTAGAGGATGTGCCTGATGAGGAAGCAACCCCTAACTGTTTACTTGTAGCAGAACCAGATACACTAGAAGTACCTGCTGAACTTCCTACTCCTATTCCTTTTAAAGTAGAACTACCCGATACAGATGAAGTACCTGCTGAACTACCTACCCCTACTTTTCTTATTGTAGAGTTACCCGATACACTAGAAGTACCTGCCGATGATGCAATCGCAACTTGTTTACTAGTTGCACTTCCTGCTACAGATGATGTACCTGCTGATGATGCAATCGCAATTTGTTTACTAGTAGCAGAGCCAGATACACTAGAAGTTCCAGCAGAAGATGCAACACCAATTGCTTTTAAAGTAGCAGAGCCAGATACACTAGAAGTTCCAGCAGAGCTTGCTGTAGCTGTTTCAACTGTTGCTGTTACTACTAATGCACCAAAAGGTACTTCAGAAAATGCAGAACTAGCAAATGCCATCTATTACTCCAGTGGGTCTGGCCAGTTATCTATAGGAGCATTACCAGTAGGATTACCCTCACTATCTACAGGGGTATCAAACAATGCCATAAATGCCGCATGGTCAGAAGCATTAGTTATAGCAGTCTCTATTGTACCAGAAGCTGTCCGTACAGCCGCACGATAGTTTGCTATATCTGTCGGAATAGTTGTTGTGGCATCCTCTGCCTTACGCACTACATACCAATCTGTATCAACTAGTAATAACCCTGCTGTTTTTTTAGTTGTAGCTATCCAACTTGTTTTTAAATCAGCTACATCTTTAGGGTTACTAGCAGACCAGTAGAATCTGTTATCGTAAGAAGTAGGATTATCTTCCCACTTTAAACCTACCGCCTTTTTTTCAACATCTGTAGTAAGGGCTAACCAATTTGTAGGATATTGATTGCCATTAGCATCAGTCCAACTTCTTCCAAAATTAATTGTTTTTGTACCTAATTTCCAAGGCATTGTTTATCCCCTTATCTTGCGTTTGCATATTTACTAGGCATTTCTGCAAATGCCATGTAGATGTATGTACTGCTATTAATATTACTATTTGTGCCATTGTTCCTTATCTTAAATCCATTGCTTACAAAGTCTAGGTCAAGGTCTGGGCTTGTAGTACCTTCAGCATTAGATAAGTTAGCACGAAGCCAAGCATCACTTGGATTAACAGTTTGTCGTTTATTATCTTGTATTACCCAATCGCTAGTTGAATTAGTTCTTTTTGTCATAATCCAAGAAGGCCTAAACCCTGTGTAAACAAATGGACCATCATTACTTCCGTTGCCTGTATAACTGCCAAACTTAGAGTAACCATCAATTTCT